GAAAAATATGTCTAAGCTTGATTAACAAAAGTAAGAAGATTTCCACAAAATAAAATATCAAACTCACTCTGAAGCCCTAGAATAAAATAAATATCAATAAGTAGACAAGATGATAATAGAAAATAATCTTCAATTGTAGAAAAGATTTAGACAAATGAGCTATTTTGTCAGAACATTATCGTACAACACATTGCCCAAAAATACATACACTGAATAGAGAGAGATAGGCTAATGCTAGATGATGATCCAAAACTAAGAAGATATGGGACCTCTCACTTGTTCAAGTCAACAAGTATTAAAGTTTTATGCGAAAATAGTATGTACACCTAGAAATCCCAACTCACTGGTGGTCATAACAGGATAAAAGTTGTGCAACATGAAAAAATTTTTAGTCAATGGGTTGCTCTAAGATTTAATTTAGCACTACAAGAACTCTAGATAAGATCATTTCTAATACCAATCAACCATTAACACTTTCCCAGGGTGTGATTGCATAGGACTGACTAAACCATTGCTATATGATATCTACCACCCAGAAATGATGCCAATCTAGCAGCAGTAAGAGCAAAACATACCTAAAGGTATACACTTGGATGGACATATACTAAAATGTAATCCAAGAGGAGTTTTACCAGGCAAATAGATACAATACCTCCAAACTTTAGGACTAGCTGGAGCTCTAGAAACCATAAAGAATCAAAAAACATTCAACGGAGGTCACAATTTCATGAGGTATTGCAGTGACCTCATGTAACTATAAAGCCTACAGTAGATACAAGCTAGCTAAGGAAACGTACTAGTAGTTGACTTAGGTGCTAAGTATGCTAGAACCCATCAACTGTTAACTAACGTAGATTACGTTCCAGTCAGACCAAATCTAGATCAGTATGATAATACCTATCACTAAAATAACGAAGCCAAGTATGAATTAGATAGGATAGACCAGCCTAGATTGAAGCCACTATAAAAGAAACCACTAACAGAAGTAACTTAGTTCTTCGACGCTTTCACATCAGAAAAATATCTAAGGTTGCATTTTGGAAATGAACATTTCACAATAAGAAGCGGTTGTTATTAGAGTATCCACATACTCATCAACGACGTTCATTACTATCTATAGAATCTGCAATTCAACATATCAGGAGACAATGTTTTCATCCAAGTGTCAGGTATAGATTTCTACCCTATACCAGGAAAATATAACCTCCCAGGAAGAGAAGGATGCTTCACCATTAACGAATAATAACAAATAATGATGAACTGCAGAAGTAGCGGAAGAGTCTACTAGCATTAAAATGTCTATCTAAAGGATTAGTAAGCGATAAATAGAATAATCCCTTTAGGGTGGTTGAATTACTTCCAAGCCACTTAGAACATAATAGGAAAACAAACACCTTTTTAGTAAATGCCAGACACTCCTACGAGGGGTAATATTTACAATGTCTAAGGTACATTTTTCAAGAAGTACATAGAACAAATAGGTTAGCAAAATCAACACCTATTCTCTAGTGTTTACCAATAATATAATAAGGATGACTCCACTATTTATCATTTCGAAGGAGTATGTTGGAAAGATGAACATTTCAGAGACTCTCTAGGTTCAGACGTTTTAACCATGAAAGTGGTGTCTAAAACTTAAAATCTCGAATTCACTCATAAACCATTAGAATCTTACATGGACATCATCAAAAGGCATCTAGGGATGGGTCAAAGAAGAGATTTGTAGTTGAGTAATGTAAATATGTTGGTAAATGGATTCAGTTAAGACATTTAGAAGATAAATGAAAAATATAATTTGTAAGAGTTTTTAAGCATGAGTAAGATAAATCAAC